TTCGCGGAGTTCTCTCTCTTGGTTTTCTAGCAGGATAGCGGTTACAGATCTGCGATGTGCATCTTTGATCTGATCCATTCCGGAATAGTCCAGAATTGGTGCCCACTTCTCCTGCAAATATTCTGCATTGAACATTTGCATTTGTTTTACCTTGTTAAAAGTTTGTGTTTGATTGTTTATGATCTAAAAATCACAGTTTGGCGACTCTTCCTAGAGTCTGAAGGTATGTTGCCATTCTTCCATCAACTTGTGGTTGCTGGGACTGGACATCAGTACTTTCGGATAAGGTTTCCGAGTCATCTCTTTGAGCACCGGTATTTGTTGGGAAATAAGATTCCCTCAGAGTTACCAGTTTCTCACGATAGTTTGCTTCACTATCAAACTCAACATTTTCGGCAAGAGAAGCGAGTTTGTCCTTCTGAGAAAGTGCAAGACCCTCAGCGACATCTGCAAAAATTACATCAGCAACTGACTCTGCTAATCTTCTATTCAGAGCAACATTTCTTTCAATTTGCTCGTTGAGTTTTCCTTCCATTTCATCAAGTTTATCTACCATACTCTCGATTACATCATATCTATCTTCAGGGATTGAAACATAATGATCTTCAAAAAGACCTCTCATTCCTTGGAGGAATGATTCGGTCATTTCAGTTTTGAGACCGTGCTCAACTGCGAGTGCATTTTCAGCAATCCACTCATCAGCAACATACTCAAGGTATGCATCGACACGATCAACAAGACCTTCTTTGATTACTTCAATTTCTTCAATAAGTGCATTTTCATAAGTTTCTTGAAGTTCTTCTTTGATTTCAGCAACCTTAGAACGGATTGCTGCTTCAAAGATTGTTCTTGCTTTTTCTTGAAACTCTTCAGAGAGTTCTTCACCGGCAAGGAGAGCATTAACATCTTCTTCGATGTCAAACTCTTCCTTCATTTCATCTTCTTCGTCTTCTTCATCTTCATCTTCATCTTCTTTTTTGGAAGGTTTTTTGCCGTTCTTCGATTTTTTACCTTCTTCATCATGAGACTCTTCGGCAACTACTTCTTCATCCTCATCAAGTTCTTCTTCATCAACAAGATCTTCATCTTCTTCCGTCTCTTCCTTTACACCTTTCATAGAATCTGCTGCAACTGCTTTAGCGTTTACAACATCTCTAACTTGTGCTAGAGTTGAGTCCTTGAGTTTTGATGAATCGTCATCGGGACGATAATTTTCTGGAGTTGGACCGCCCAAATCTTCCCAAGAACCAGTTTGGCCTGGAGTTACAACAGGAGTTGCACTCGTTGAGGGAGTTTCGGCAGGTGAGGCTCCTTTGGTTACTACGTTTTCCATTTCTTGTAAATTTCTACCAACGGACATTTTTTTAGATCTCGTGTTATAATCTATATTTATTTATAAATTAAAGATTTCCTAAAAATTCTTGAAACAATTGAACTTTATGTTCTTGAAGGGTTTTTTCATCTACGAGAGTATTAATTCTTCTTTTTGTGGATTCAACTAATTTTTCCCTTAGTATTCCACCCTCATAAACCCACTCTTTGCCTTCCATAATTCCCTGAACAAATGCATCAGGAGCAGAAGGATCGGCAACAATATCAGCAGCAGTTGCAAGCATAAAATCTTCACCAACAATTTTATGACCTTCATTAGTCATCTTGAGTGAACCAACACCACGAGAAGAAACTCCAAGGCAAACGCCTTCACCAATAAGAGATTTTGCAATCTTACCCATTGGAGTTTCAAGAAGTTGTGCTTTACCAATAAAGTTTGTTCCTTTTTGCTCTAAAGAAACAATCTTATGAGAAACACGGTCAAGATTCACGGTAGGTCCATCGGGGTGTCCAAGTTCTCCTAGAGCACGACCCTTACATACAAATGATTCATTGTATCTCTTTACCTCACGGGCAAGAGTTTGCATAGGATACATTCTTCCGTTACGATTGCAAATATCTCCTTGAAGGAAAATACCTTCAATGAACATCGTTTGTTTACCGTTTACTTTTTCGGTAATGAATTCTACTTGTGAGACTTCTTCTGTGATGAGTTTCATTTTTATTCGGTTACTAACTGAACAATTTCTGTGATACTTACATCCTGAGAGGTAGATGCTGCAATCACGCTTACCTTTACACTCCTAGCAATATTTGCTCCGGTTGCGACAATTGGACCAGTAACAGATGATGTATTGTGAGAAACTGTTACTGAATCATCAGATACTGCAGTAATTAATTTGTGCTCTGTATTAATACCTGCCGTTGTTACCCCCTGAATAGTGACATAATCGCCAACCAAAAATGGATTTCCGGCATTTTCATCAAATGAAACAGTAGTTGAGGTTCCGGTAGTAATCCCAACTATTCTTTGTCTAGCAAGTCTTTCCTTTATAACCTCATTTCCATATGGAGTTATCTGAAAAGAATTAACAGTGGCAACTGGAGATCCTCCGGTCTCAACATACACTGATGTTAGACCAGTAGACACTCTCAAATATCCACTTTTAAGAGCAATAGGATTACTAGTAGTTGCCGCACTTACAGTCGCAGTTATTCTATTTACATTCTGAACTACCTTGATTGCCATTATTCTTGATCCTCTGTATTTTCATCATCACCAAACATAGATGCAGAAACATAAGGTCGGGCAGAATCAACTCTATCCGATGCTTTTGCATACAATAATTCTTTAATTTTGTCAGATACATCAGATGCTGAACCATCTGTTGCAATCAAATCGATAAGTTCTTCCATAGAAACAATTTATTATTATAAGATTATTTATATCTTGCCGCCTTTAGGTTCTGGAGGAGGGGGTGGAGCAACAGGTTCTTCTGGAACTTCTCCTTCCATAGGTGCTCCTTCTGCAGGCGGAATCTCACCTCCTTCTGGGATTGGATTTCCCATTTCATCAACAGGTGCATTAGGATCTGGTAAAATTCCTTTCTCAATTTCATCATCAATTTGAGCATCAATCTCAATAATTTCTGAGTCAGTTTGACGAAGAATCTTTTTACGGACATATTCGGTGGAGAAATATTTTCCAATATATGCCTCCATAGAAGTAACAAGAGTCAAACGATTTGTAAGTAATTCTGCCTCCTTAAGTTCGGCAAAATGATTATCGTATAGGAAATCATACTGAATATGATCGCTCATTGTTTCCCAATCTTCAGGAGTTACAATATTCTTAAGGAGAAGTTGAGTGCGAAGCATGTCATTAAACATATTCGCAAAACGCTTTCTTAGGCGTCCAACAAACTTAGAAAACTTAAGTTCATCTCTCAAAATCTCTGATGATCTACCCAAATTAAATCCATCACCACCCCCGGCAATTCTGGATTCGGGAACTCCAAGTGCTCTATAGAGTTTCTTCTGAAAGTATTCGATATCAGAAAGTTCTCCAAGATTTTGACCACCGGGAAGAGTTGTAATTTCGGTTCCTCTACCACCCTCTCTTCTTGGAAGCCAAAAATCCTCAAGCATACTCATATACTTGCGGTCATCACGAACTTCACCAGTGTTTGCATCGTAAACTAATTTATTACGATAGCGACTCATAACCTCTTTGAGGTATTGTTCTGCTTTTACCTTTGGAAGATTGCCGACATCAATATAAAAAATACGACGCTCGGGTGCTCTTGATAATCTATAAATCACAAGAGAATCTTCAATCATTCTAAGTTGATTGAGTGCCTTGATTGCTTTATGAAGATATGAAAGGACGGTTCCCTTATTCCTATCAATTAATCCTGATGTGCAATAAGTAATTGAATCTCTAGCAATTTTTACCGCACCTTTTGAGGAAGATCCAAGCATACCTGATGGATAGTTTGATGTTGGAGTATAGATGAAATATTCTTCAATTTCAGGATATGTAACCTGATTTACATTAAAATTAGTAAGTGTTGATAAGTTTGGTCCGGAATTATTATTGGTCTTTTTTTCTTGACGAACATGTTTCATTTTCATAGGATCAATATATCTCAATTCCTGAATGCCCTCTTCAGGTTTTTTTATATCAATTACCTTGAGATAAAATAATCTACCATCAATATACCAATTTCTAAAAATTTCGTGAGACTTCTTATCGAAGTCCATAATTTCTT